GGTTGCAAGACCTAGCGCAAAAAAACGGAACTAGCCCTTTTCCAAATCTTGACGGTGAATTTTTACAAATGAACCTCGAAACCGTCCCGCTTTCCTCGATTTCTCCTGACCCGGCGAACACGCGGAAGCATTCCCGCCGCAACCTCGACGCGATCAAAGCCAGCCTGCGGCGCTTTGGTCAGCAGAAGCCCATCGTCGTCGACGCGAAGGGCGTCGTGCTCGCCGGCAACGGCACGCTTGCGGCGGCGACGGAGTTGGGCTGGCCGGAGATCCAGATCGTGCGGACCGAGCTCGCCGGCGTGGACGCGACCGCGTTCGGCATCGCGGACAACCGCAGCGCAGAGTTGGCCGAGTGGGATTCAACGCTGGCGGAAGTCCTCGCGTCGCTGAAGGCAGAGGACTTCCCGCTGGAGGAGATCGGCTTTAGCGCGGACGACCTCGCCGAGCTTGCCGGCGAACCGGAGCCGTCCGATGCGGACGCAGAACCGCAGATCGACAAGGCCGAGGAACTACGGGTGAAGTGGGGCGTGGAACTAGGGCAGCTTTGGGAGCTTGGCGACCATCGGTTGCTGTGCGGCAATAGCACGAAGAAGGAGGATGTGGATCGGGTTATGTCCGGCGAGAGGGCTGCATTCTGTTTCACCGATCCGCCCTATGGAGTATCCTACTCAGGGAGAGGGAAAAGCACGTCGCAACAGACTATTGAAAACGACGACCTTGACCCTGCCAAACTGCAACATTTCCTAACTGAATGTTTCAAGGTTATGCCACTTGAAGCTGGGAGTAACGTCTTCGTGTGTCACGCCGACCAGAAGAAGGGCATCCGTCCAGCCTTTGAGTCAGCTATGTCGTCCGCAGGGTTGCGGATGTTGGGAACGGTAATATGGGTGAAGAACCAAGCGTCAATGGGTTGGCAAGACTTTAGGGCGCAGCACGAACCGATCTTGTTTGGCTGTACAGATGGCGCAAACCGAATGCGTGTTGAAGACAGGACTGCCACAACCGTTTGGCAAATTGGGCGCGATGCTGCGGCTGGATACTTGCACCCAACCACCAAGCCTGTCGAGTTGGTGGCAAAAGCCATTCGGTTTTGTTGTCCGGTCGCTGCGACGGTCTACGAACCCTTCTCGGGCTCCGGCACCACCATCATCGCCTGCGAACAACTTGGCCGCAAATGTCGCGCCATCGAAATCTCTCCTGCCTACGTCGCCGTCGCTATCCAACGCTGGGCTGACGCGACCGGCAAGGAGCCGCGCAAACTGTGACCGACAGCGCGCCCACGCCTGCGGAACTGCTCGCGAAGGCAAACGTCGCGAACATCACGAAGAAGCTGAAGGCGGGCAAGACGCTGACCGCCTCCGAGCGCAAGGCGCTGGCTGAGTTCGAGGGCGACCGCTCCGGCGGCGAATGGGTCAGCGGGCCGAAGCAGCTTGCGGAGGAACTCGGGCTTTCACGGCAGGCGATCTATGACGCCCGCAAGCGATACCCAGAGGAGGCGCCAAAGCCGGACGGCAAGCGGGAGAACGTCCTCGAGTGGCGCGCGTTCTGCGCCGAGAAGCTGATCGGCAAGAACCAGTCCACGCAGACGCTCGCGGAGCTTAAGGCGGACTTGATGCGGGAGCAGATCCTTATCGCCCGGTCAAAGAACCAGCGCGAACGCGCCGAGGTCGTCGAGCGCCAGACCGTGCGCGAGATGCTCGGCCTGCTGGGTCAGAAGCTCGATCTCCTTCTGCGCCTCAAGCTCGAGGTGGAGCTTGGCCCGCGCGTGGCCGGCAAGTCGGCGGCAGAGGCGAACGTGGAAGGCGGGCTGATCTTGGAGGAGATCCGCGAGGTGGTGAATGGGAACCTTGCGCGCTTCGAGACCGATGCGGTCGCGGACGCGCGGAAGAACGATTTATGACTCGGCCCGAAGTTTTTGGGAGACGCGACCTCGGTTTTTCCGGCTGGGTGAGAAAGACGCTGACCTCCGAGCGAGGCTTCACCGCCTTCGATGTCGATTTCATTTTCCGCGATTACGCGCGCCGGAAGATGCAGATGGTCGAAGTGAAGACGCGCGGCGGCGACTTGAGCGTGCTGCAAAAAATCGCGCTGCCAGAGATCGACCGAATTTTTGCGGCTGGAATCAAGTCAGGAGCGCCGGCGCTCGGCTGGACTTGGTGCGGTTTCCACACGCTACGGCTCGAGAACACGAGCCCTTCTGACGGTCGCGCGTGCTGGGACGGCAGGCTGGTCGATGAGCCTGAGTTGATCGCGCTCCTTGAGATGCGATGAACGGGTTTTCCAAGAGCAGTCTCATTCTTCCCTTTAGTAAGAGTTCCATCATATTTAAGACCTATGAGCAATTCCTTAATAACGATACGATTCTGGAGGGTGCTGAGCTTGGCTGCCGCGATGCTAAGTGGCTTAACATTGGGGCACGGTGTGATGAGTACCTTGTCGGGCCGGAGCTATTGGCCACTCTACGCTTCCGCCTTGCTACTCGCAATTCTAAGCTCATTGTTACCTTTACGCCTGTTGATGGGTATACGGAAGTCGTCCGAGACTACGTTCAAGGAGCCGAAACCCTCAAGTCCAAGAAAGCCTCCGAGGGCGACGTTCTCCTAATGTGTGGCAAGCTCAACGGTCGGCCATACCGCGCGTGGCTCTGCGACGACCACTACGCGATGATGTGCGACGACGGCCTCGTCGCTCGGCCTCAGGCGGTCGCCGTCATCTCACCGATTCTCGAGGTCGTGCGGGCGCGCTCGAACTACTGGCACGCGATCAAGACGGTAACTTTGGATGCCGCCGGCATCGCCACGCTGAAGGATCTGCGCGACAAAATGTGGATAGCCGAGATCGATGCCGCCTGACGCCCTCGGGCGCCTTGGAAACGCGGCGCCCTTTTTCTACCCAAAAAACTCTCGACAATCCAACCCGCTTAGGTTTCTCTCTCCTACGTCAGCAACAACAACCTCAAAACAACAAACAAAATGACCACCGCCAAACTGACCTCAAAAAACAACATCGAGTCCGAGATGATTCGCATCAATGCTCGCTCGCTTTACGACGCTCTAGTCGTCGTTGCATTTACCAAGGAGACGCGCAACTGGCTCGAGGAAAATGACCCGCAGGCACTCAAGCAGGCGCTAAGCGTCCTGCGAATTATCAATCCGCAGACCGACGAAATCATCAGCCGCTGCTGAAGAGTCGAAGATTATGTTGCGCTTCCGATCTCAAAGGGAGCCTAATTTATGCCAGACCACGACCACGCCTTCGAGACCCTGCCGGATGGCCGGCGGGTCTGCTTCGAGTGCGACGTTGACGAGGCCACGATAACCCGCGTCCTGCGCCACCTAGGCCAGCGCGGCGGGCGCGCGCGTAGCGCGGCGAAAACAGAAGCGGCGCGGCTGAACGGGCGCAAGGGCGGCAGGCCGAAGAAGGCGCGCGCCGATGGCTGACGCTGCCGACCTCCTTATGGACACAATCACGAAAAAACAGACGAGACGAAAAGCTGGAGACGTCGTGCATTTCAACGCAATCGCCGACCGAGGCGGAGGATTGATCCCGATCTTGGAACGCGACAATTCAAGGCTGCAACTGGTGCAGTTTTATCGCCTAAGTCGCAGAAACTCAAAGGGCGTTTGCGTCGCTCGCGGAGGCAGGTCGGTCGCGCTCTGGGACTGCCGCGTCCTTGGAGGCAGTATGGACGGAGCGATGTGCGAGTTTGCCGTTTACGAGACAGCGTCTGACTTGTGATCGCTGCCGAACTCCTCGCGGACCTGCGCCTCCCGCGACCGGACCGCGCGCCAATCTACGACTGGGCGCGGCGGCACATCCAACTGCCCGAGTCCTACGCGACGCCGGGTCCGTTTAACGTCCGGCTGTCGCCTTGGCTGATCGCGATCTTCGACGCGCTGCAAAACCCGCTGGTCCGCCGCGTCCACTTCCGCAAGGCGGTGCAGGCTGGCGGCACGCTGGTGGCCGACGTCTGGCTCCCGTGGATCATTGCGAACGACCCCGGCCCGATCTCGTGGACAATGCAGACCGACGAGATGGTCGAAAAGCACGCGAAGTCTCGGCTCTGGCCGCTGCTCGAGCGGTGCCGTCCGGTGGCGCAGATGTTGCCGAAGCCGGGACCGCATCGCACGACGACCGAGGCTTACTTCGGCGGATTCTTTTTGAGTCTCAACGCGGCAAACTTGAGCACGCAGCAAAGCCAGTCGATCCGGTACAAGATCAACGACGAGCTTTGGCTCCCGCGCTGGCAGGAGATCTACGGCCACGCCATCGCGCGTGTGTCAAAGTTCGAGGAGGTCGGGCGCTCGAAGATCTACAACTCGAGCCAAGCGCCGGTGATGGATGCCGAGACGGGCAACGTCGAGGACACGAGCTACCGATCCGGCGATCAATCGGAGTGGCACGCTGAGTGTCCGGCGTGCAAGAAGCTGCACCCGGTGACGTTCTCTCAAGTCAACGACGCGAAGGAGCGCGGCGGCGTCGTCTGGAACAAGGACGCGCGCCGGGACGATGACACTTGGGACATCGCGCGCGTCGTCGAGACTTGCCGCTTCCGCTGCATCGCCTGCGGCCACGAGTCGCCCGACAACGACGCGACCCGCGCCGGCTGGGCGAAGTCTGGGAGGTACGTTGCCAGCAACTTGAAGGCGCCGCGGGAGTTTCGCTCGTTTCGGATCGAGGCTCTCGTCACTCGCCCGATGCGCCTGCTGGTCGAGGAATGGGCGCAGGCGGAAAACGCTTGGGTTCGCGCAGGCGACGCGCAGGCGAAGATCGAGTTTGTCACTAAGCGCGAGGCGAGACCGTGGATCGTCGAGAAGAAGTCGGTCAACCTCCTGATAAAGGACGCCGGCTACAAGCTGGCCGATCACGCCGAGGGTCAAGCGATACCAGACGAGGTCATCCGGTTCCTTGCCATCGACAGGCAGCAGGATCATTTCTGGGCCGAGGTCGGCGCGTTCAGCACCGCGCAGGGTCCGTGCTACCGGCAACTTTGGTTTGGACGCATCGACACGCGCGACCAGCTGCGGGCTCTTCAGCAGCGGTACAAAGTCGCCGACGCCTGCACGGCGCAGGATCGAGGCTACCGCCCGGCGGATGTGGACCGCGACTGCGCTGAGTTCGGCTGGCGGTCGATGCGCGGCTATAGCCGGCGGACTTGGACGATGCGCGACGAGGCGACGGGACAGATGATCAACTTCCCGTTCTCCGACCCGCAGGTCTCGGACTACCGCGGCGGCGATG